TTTTTCGAAGAGGAAGATGGAATAATGGAATCGATGTCGGGAAATTCTAAGAGATCGTATTACAGCTTGGAAGAAGCTCGTCTGGTGGTTGTCCACGAGAAGATGATCGACGAAGAAAAACGAGGAGCTCGTTCTCGCAATATCAAAGAAATGTACGTTGAAGCTAGGGGAGAGAGGTTCCGTATCCCAGAAAATTATTTGATGGGCGGTAAAGCGATGTGTAGGCATCTCAACGAAGGCGGCTCTGCTATGGACAAAACCGGAAAAAGAATTATGGAAAGATGCAGAGAAGCGGGTTCTCTCCGTTCTTTCATTAAAGAATATCGATCAAATGGTCCCGCTAATCTTCTGGAAATGGCAAAAAGTCGAGTCCGTTCTTTGCGAGAAGAATGTGGTAAGATGACTGGTCCTAAAGGATATCATGCGTTCAAAGAATCATTCACCAAGCAGAAAAGAATAGGAAAAGAAAGAATCAACGAAATGTCACTTTACATCGCCGCTGATCTCGGACTAAATGAAGACGCTGATTTGCATGAAGGAATTCAATATCTTGCAAAGATGATGGTTCAAGAAAATGCTATTATGATCAAGAACGTGGCTCACGTGCTTTCGCATCTTAAGGGTGACAGAGAATCTGGAAGAAAGGAAACCGGAATCGAAGACCTTGCTAAAGCTTTGGTCCTTAAAAAAGTAGCTAATAGTTTGAGCAATGAAGATAAAAAACAAATGGCTTATATGGTCGGTATCGGTGTTCGTAAGCTTTGGAAAGAGCATCAAGGGAAGATCTCAGATCAGATCGATAGGATCGCAATGTCAATTAATGATGATTTCTTAAGTACACTGTTCAATAGAATCGTCGATAAGTTGGTCCACGATGATAAGGTAGCAAAGCATGAATTAGCTATTGCTAATATGATTAAAGATGGCGTGTTGGGTAACATCAAAGAACAGACGACGATGGAACAGGATTCTTTGTTGGAATTAGAAACTTACATTACTGAAACAGCAATGAAGCCTTTCATCTCAGAAGGGTAAATGCGAGGCCGGGTATGATAATGAATGCAATGCAAAGTGATTTTGAACGGATGATACGTTCGAATCATCGTTTAGTCCTATTGGACATCCTTTATTGGCTGCCAGATCATTCAAGCGTTTTACAAGAATTTATATGGCAGACAATGGATGATGTTCCATCTTTTCCTAGAGTATATAGATTCTTAGATTTTTGGAAAGAAAACATCGAAGCGACTATTAGTGAAATCAAAATAGCACATGCAGATCCCCTTCAAAAGACTAAATTTATTTCGGTAGATATAGTAAAATATATTTGAAAAAATCTCCTCTTTATTGTAATATGAATAGACTAATGAGAATAAAGACTAAATAATATTGTGGAAGTTAAATTTCACAATGGCATTTAGGCACATTAGGCAATTATAGGCAATTATAGGCACAAAGGAGTAACTATGGCACTAAACATGGAAAAAATGCGCGCTCTTCTCGCTCAAGAAGAGGAAAAAAATCAAAATCGTGGAAATAATTCTAACAACCAATTACCGGGTGATGGACCAGTTTATCCGCATTGGGCGATCCCAATTGATTCCAAAGCTATCCTAAGGTTTTTACCAGATGGTAACGAATCAAACCCATTCTTTTGGCAAGAACGATCAATTCGTAAACTTCCATTCACGGCAGTGAAAGGATTTGATATTGGTAATCGATCAACAGTTGAAGTTGTAGTCCCTGACTTGAACGTTTTTGATAAGAATATCGATCCGATCCAGAAAGAGATTGGTCCTTGGTGGGAAGAAAACCGATTCGAAGAATACCGAACTTACAAGAAAAGAATTTCTTATATTTATCAAGGATTAGTTAGAAAGCATCCAGGTTTTCTTGATAAGAAAGGAAATATTGCAGAGTCCACTTCACCAGAAAATCCAATTCGTCGGTTTATTATGAGTCCTGGTATTTACGAAACTATCAGAGCAATCATCATGAATCCAAAGATGAGATACTCTCCTACGGATTATGAGCATGGTAGAGACTTTGAAATCCATATGCGTAAGAAAGGCGAGCATAACAATTACGATGCTAGTCAGTGGTCGTTCGAAGAAGATGCTCTAACAGTCGAAGAGCTCGAAGCTATTGAGAAATTTGGTTTGTCTAATCTTAGTGATTTTATTCCGAATCGTCCAGATGATGCACATGTTGAAGCAATGATTGAATTGTTTCAGGCATCAGTTGCTGGCCTACCTTATGATCCTGATCGTTGGGGTGAATATTTTAAGCCAACTGGTGTTAATCTCAGCGAATCGAGTCAGCCGAACGGCGCCGACAAATCCGCTGATAAGGAACAGGAATCAGAGGCCGAAGCAGAAAATTCTAAGACTAAGGATCTGCTAAGCAAGCTCAAAAAAGAAAAGGCAGCTGACGACGATGAACCACCATTCGACGTCGATGAAAAGCCTAAAGAAGAGCCTAAAGAAGAGGTAAAGGAAGAGGTAAAGGAAGAAGTGAAGACCGAAAAACAATCGGCAAGCACTGCAGATCTTATCGCGAAATTAAAGGCTCGTCAATCATCTAAATAAAATCAGATGGCAGGGGTTAATTCCCTTGTCATCTTTTCAAAAGAAAAGATCAATGATCTTTTCTTTATCGTAATACCTGTCTGACAATAGACAGAAGGAGGTTATAATCACAAAACCAGTTGATATTTCAAAATTTCGCAAGTCAGTAACTAAGGGGATCGGTGGAATTAGTGAAGGTTTTAATGATCCAAAAACCTGGCTAGATACCGGAAGTTATGCCCTTAATTTTCTGATTTCTGGAAGATGGGATGGGGGTGTTCCTCTTGAAGGAAAGATGACAATGTTTGCCGGATCATCGGGTTCAGGAAAGTCGTATATCGTCTCAGCAAATTTGGTAAAAGATGCACAAAAGAAAGGCATCTTCCCGGTAATCATTGATAGTGAAAACGCTCTAGATGAAGAATGGCTTACAAAACTAGGAGTCGATACTAGTCCTGATAAAATCATGAAGATTAATGCTAGTTTTATCGATGATGTCGCCAAGTTCATCAATGATTTTATCAAAGAGTACAAGGGAGAATATGGCAATCTTCCACTTGAAGATCGACCAATGCTACTCTTCGTCGTTGATTCTATTGGGATGCTATTAACACCGACCGATCAGGATCAATTTCAGAAAGGTGATATGAAAGGTGATATGGGTCGAAAAGCTAAACAGCTTGGATCATTGGTAAAGAATGTCACTGCTCTTATCGGCTCGGAGAACATTGGATTGGTGGTCACAAATCATACATATGATTCACAGGACATGTTCAGACCTGATTCAGTTATCACTGGTGGGAAGATTATTGAATTTGCAAGTTCAATCATCGTTGCACTTGAAAAATTAAAGCTAAAGGAAGATGCAAATGGAAACAAGGTAACAAACGTTACTGGTATCCGCGCATCGACACAAGTTAGAAAGTCTCGTTATGCGAAACCCTTTGAGAAGATTGAAATCAGAATTCCTTGGGAAACAGGAATGGATCCATATTCGGGTTTGTTCGATTTGTTTGAGAAGAAAGGTCTGATTATCAAAGAAGGAAATCGGTATAAGTACAATAGTCCAGATGGTACTGAATTTAAAGATTTCCGCAAGAATTATGGACCTGAAATTTTTGACAAAATGATGGCTGGATATGATGAACCAGAAGTTAAACAAACAGAAGAAATCGATCCGGAAACCGGTGAAGTTTTGGAGGAATAATGCAAGAAGAATTGTTTATTGATCTTTGGCAGCTTTTTATGGCACATACTACCGATAAAGAGCTTGAAGAAGCTGCTTTTCGATTTGTTGAAATATTTGAGGATTGTGGAATTGATGTGAGTCGTTTTGAAGAAGTTCATGGACGCTGTAGCTTTCTAGATGAAGCCATAGAAGAAAAAACGAAGATAGAAGAAGATCCCGATGACGAATATGACGTGGATTATTGATGTCAGGCTGGGTTTATAAAATTCAGGAGTCTTACAATAATATTCTTCCCTTTGTGGAGTATTTTGAAAAAGAATATCAAGATGCAACCAAGGAAGTAAAACTTGAAGGACGTATTGAAGATAATTCAGCTAGATTGCCAGGTGAATTTGAATACCGCTATCGTCAATTACAAGAGATCGAAGCTGTTCTCGAATTCTTAAACATTGATCTCAGAAGAGAAAGATCTTCTCTTTATAAGAAATATTTAGAGAATTATAAAAGACAATTGACGTCTAGAGATATTGACAAATATATCGACGGCGAAGCAGAAATTGTCGAACTTCAGATATTACTAAATGAGGTAGCTTTGATCCGAAATAAATTCTTGGCTCTTACCAAAGGATTTGAAGCTAAAGGTTTCCAATTGAATAATATTATTCGTCTTCGCTCGGCTGGGATCGAAGATGCTTCCATATAAATAGAGTAGAAATAGGAATAAAAATAGGAAGAAAAATGGAAATTAGATTTTTAGATCCAGACGCAAAAAAGAAAAATAAGTATCTAAATCATCTGGGAGCTATCGAAAAGAGGAAAAACAGAGAAGGTTTATTAACAAGTGAAATAATCATAATTGCTAAGTTTTTCGAAAGAAAGAAATTGAATAATGCATTAACTTTAAATGTTAATCGTACAGATCTTTTGAACGTGACAGGATGGGTTAGAACATTATTTAAACTTCAACCATACGAACAAGCGATGAATGATCTTAAAACGATAGGGATTATTCTACCGATAAGTCAAATTGACGAGAGAAAAATTAGGAACGAATACAATAGAAGAAACAGAAAGAAACCTCAAATCTCACGAAAACCAAGAGGCCCAGTTGAGGTCCAAATAATCAAAAGGAGATAACATGACAACCACGACACAACTAGCAGAACAAGTTGAACTCTTTCTAGCAGAAAACGAGAAATTTGAAGACAAAAAGAACAGCGCTGCTGGAACACGTGCACGAAAAGCTTTGATGGAAATTAAGAAGCTAGCAGACGTTCGTCGTAAAGAAATTCAAGCAGCAAAGAATGAAAAGAAGTAACTACAACCCGTGGTGGGATATTGATATGAAGATCACCTGTGTGTTGCTGATGCTCGCTGTTTCGCCTGTCATTTTTATATTGTTGTATTAACTGGAATTAATCATGAATGAAAAATATATCCAATGCGAATCCCAGATAGAGTGGACTGAAAAAGTATTGTGTAAGGTGCGAACTTTTACTCGATCGATTAGAGAACTGTCACACTATTGAAGATTTGAAAGAGTTCATCTTGGAAAATCTTCTATGATAAAACGTTTTCGACAAAACATCGACGGCCGAGATTTCGTCGTCGGGGATATCCATGGTGAACTTGATTTATTCAACGAAAAATTACAAGAGATTTCGTTTGATTCAAGCGTCGACAGAATGTTTTCTGTTGGTGATTTAGTCGATCGGGGTCCAAAATCTTTTGAATGTTTGTTATTATTAGAAAATGAATGGTTTCATTCGGTGATGGGGAATCATGAATTAATGATGATGGACGCTATTATTGATGAGACTGCATATGGACAAAAAATCCAGCATCATGTTCATAATGGTGGAGAATGGATGCTTAATATTGATCAAGAAAAAATACGAAGATGTTTTGAATATGCTAAGAATTTGCCATTAGTTTTTGAGGTCGAGACCTTATCTGGTTTAATAGGAATTACGCATGCAGATCCCGCAGTAGATGATTGGTCAAAATTGCATGAAGAACCATTTGCCTATGAACATGATGTTCTATGGTCGCGTTCAAAAATTAGTCACAATGACAGCTTTATCATCAAGAATATCTTCATGACGTATCATGGACATACCCCGCTACAGTCAACCAAACAACTTGGTAATTCTAGATTTATTGATACTGGTGCTGTATTTGGAAATCGCTTGACCATAGAAGAATTAGGTATCGTTAGTTAACGAGGAAAAATAATGAAGATTAAGGAATTATTGATTATGGAAACAGAACAACCGGGAACTTTCGTCGGAATCCATCTTGCAGAAGAAACATTGGATCATATCAAAGAATATATGGATAAAAATAAGATTCAGAATGCACTAACTTCAGAGAAGCTACACATCACTCTTCTTTATTCTAAGAAGCCGTGCCCAAACTATAAAGCTGCACGGGATATATATCCGATCACTGCTAAATCCGATAGGTTTGACATCTGGACTAGTACTCATATCGAAGGAAATCCAAATTGTCTTGTTTTGAAAATTGATTGCCCAGAAATCAAAGAAAGAAATCAAACACTTATGACTGAGCATGAAGCGACTTCTGATTTTCCAGATTACAAGCCTCATCTTACTTTCAGTTATGATGCCGGAGACATTAAGGTGGACGATCTTCCAGAGTTTAACAATGAGATAATATTAATTCGAGAGTACAAAGAAGATCTTAGAGCCGAATATAAAAAAGACGACTAATTTTCTTCTTGATTTCTAAGATGTTCGTGTTATTACAATAAAACATCGAGAAGGATTTGTGATATGGGCGATACACTAGACACTAGACACTAGACACTAGACACTAGATTCGAAGAAGCTTATAGAAAGGAAACACCCAAGATGAAAAAAATATGGGAAGATCTCAAATGTTTTTTTGGTATTCATTCATACGATGAAGATGATAATTATACAAACGGATATCGTTGGAGATTTTGTAGAAGTTGTGCACACAGACAGCGCCGCGCACCTCAAGGTCTTAGTCCAACTGATTGGCATGATTTTTAATTATAACGAAAATAATTGATTTTCTTCTAATCAAGTGTTACTATCTATTATAGAAAGTGAGAAAGTGAGAAAATATGACTGATGAAACAGTAATAGATAAG